CCCATCGAACTAGCAAAAGTTCCACAGGCTGCTAGAAGAGCCTTTTTATCATCTTTATCGTCCTTGGGTTTTTTCTTACCCCCGGACAATATCATAAGAGCAAGCCCCTTTTTTTTAGGCATGGCTTAACTCCTATTTTACGCCGCTGTTTTTGACCCAAATCATAAAGTAGACAGTATCGGCGTCTACATCTGCATTGGCACAAAGCTCGCCATCATCCGTATTTGTGAACTGCAAAATAACGGTCTTGGTAGTGTTAACGGTTTCTGAACTAAGGCACACTGCCGGAACTTTCGCCGCTGCATGGGCAGCATCGCCATAAGTCACCTGACACCCCAAGAACGATGAATACTTATCGTCCAACGTCAAAGTTACTAAACCGGCGGCCATTGTATTAGTGCTTGTCACACCCAACGCATTTGAGAGTGTGCTAGTTCCATCATCACTAAATAAAAATGAGCCAGTAATGCACTTCACTTCACGCTGGAGCGCTTGCACATCCTTAAAATCTCTATTCGCCATATCTAGGCTCCTTTCCTAATTAAGGTTTAAGCCAAGGCAATTCGGCAATTCCAACCAGGAGCAACAGTGGCACAGTTTCCGTAAAAACCCATGCGAACCTCGTAAGCATCAGCAGAAGCTTCTCGAAGCATGTTGTTTCCATCAAGGTCAAGAATTTGCGGGGCTTCACCCAAGCTATTCAAGGACCAAGTATCTAGTTGAAGCGCCCAAGCAACATTTGGCTGGCAGTTAATGTCAGGAATAACGTCAACCGTTCCAGCGGGNCCGTGAATCTTCAAAGACGTAAAACCAACATTGGCATCGGAAGCCTTTAGCTTGTCATACTGGACCTTNGACCCAAGGGCCTTTTCAAGATTTGCATAGGTAGCATAATCCACAAAAATATGACTTGGAGCCCCACCGTTACGCGCTGCCAAACTCAAGCCGTCAATCAACGCCTCTTCAATTGGCTTTGCGCTACCATCAGAACGATTGCCACCTAAGCGGCTAGTGTCCGTTGTACGATCAACACCAAAGAAAGATGTCGCGCCCGGAGCCGATGCAGGACACCAAGCTTCTAGGCCGCTAATCTTTGCATCCAAATCGCCCGCCTGAACAAGGTGGTCTTGGTAAGCAACGTCCACGGGGATGTTTGATGAAAAAGTTAACGACTTAAGAGTAGCAGATCGGTCAATCGCACTAATTACGCGGGTTGCGCTTCTGGCTGTACCTGGGCCGTTACCAGTTCCGTCGTTATCGTAGAAAGCAATTTCCATCCCAACTTCAAAATTGGATACATCCTCTTCATCGATGAGCGTCAGATTTGCATAACTACCATCTGGGTTATCTTCAGACTGGCCAATGGAGCCAGAACCATCACGGTATAGACCAACAGCCAAAGAACGCTTAAGGCTATGAATAGCCCCGTCGATTTCCATGGTGGCATATCGGATAAATGCATCAGCGTTGCCCTGGCTCGCCTTGATTGCCTCATGCGAGATTGACGCAAAGGAATAATCACTAACGCGAGTTAAGAGGAACTGCTTCAGACTAGAGGTTGAGGTGTTAGCTTGCCCAGTGGCAAACGTAGCCGACCGCCGTTGTGGTCCGGTGGTGATAATCGGCATTGGCATATTCTCGCCGCCGAATTTCGTATATTTGGGAATTAGAGCAAGGAGAGGGTTATTCTTGTAAACCATCTCTTTGATTCGTTGGGGTTTGTAATGTTCTTTAAGAGCTTCAGTAACCGCAGTAGTTAAGGCCATAATTTCCTCGCTATAAGGGCGAGAAAACTACAAGTTTAAATCTCGCCGCGCATAATAGCAGCCGCCCTCTCAAGTGACTCTTCCCTAGACGGAAGTTCATTGTCACGCGCAGGCGTCTGCGACGTTAATTGATTTGAAAGTGTTTTTGGCCTTGATTTAACTGCTGGCTGGCTAGGCTTAACGTCTTGCGCTGTTTCTGGCTCAGGTTGCCAGTGTCCCTTATAACGGTCTCTCAGCTTGCTACTCTTAAAATAGCGTTCGGCTTCATCCTCATAATACCGTTCCACCATATTGGCCGCTTGGTCGTATTCAAGCACGGTGCCATCGTGAGCAAATTGCTCTTGCATGACCTCGTAAACGGTATGGTAGGCATCGTGAGCCTTAATCATCTCGTATTGATTATCATTTTCAACGAATTCTTTGATTTTGTCAATAAACCCGTTATAAGTCTGTTCGTATTCCCTTTTCTTCGACCTATTTTCTCGCTCTTCGCTCTGTTTTCGATTTAATTCTTTTAATGCTTCGATTTCTTTGGCCTGTTGGGCAACCACGTCTTCAATTGCAACATTTCCATCGTTAATTACCCGCCGAGTTAGGGCATCATAGGAGATTCCGAACTTCTCCAAGAACTGCATAGGGTCGGATTTGGCCATATCTTGCAGGCCTTCCAACTCAGTCGCTTTCTTTTTTACCCCTTTGAATTCTTGCTTTTCTTCTCGGAACCGTCTTTCTTGTCTAGCGAGGTTTGCAAACTGTCGAGCAAACGCAGCCCGTTCAGCTTGTGACTCACCCGATTCCACCACTTCACTTCCATTTGAAGGCGGCTCTTGGACTTCCGCCGCCCCATTACCCGGCTCAGAAACTTCAGGTTGAACTTCATTTTCCCCCCCTTGGGCGTGTTCAACAATTTCAGACGCAGTTACTTCCGCTTCAGACATATTTCTCTCCTAGTGGTGTGAATTTAAGGTTTATTGCATTCCAGCGATTTGTTCAGCTATTGCAGGCGGCATTGCCCCAGGCTCAAGACCTGCTTCCGGCGGAGCCCCTTCCATCGGCGGAGCCCCCGGCGCAGGAGCCCCACCACCCGGTGCGGAAGCCCCCTCCGGTGCCATCGCTTGTTGGGTCGCTTGTTGTGCCATTTGTTGGGTCTGAATTACCCGAATTGCGTCATCCATGTATCGGCGGAGCAATTCCAGGCGCTCTTCCGGAACTTTGTCAATTTTTGCGCGTAAATAAGCCGACTGGACCCTCTGAATCGCAAATTCAAGATTAGAGAACGTTTCGGGGGGATGATAACGCCCCTTTTCAATCATTTCCTCAATCANAAGGTCCACGTCGTCAATAAATGCAGTAGCCAACTGGTTTACAGCTTCTAAATCTGGATAATCGAGTAAGGCCCGCGCCTCGGTGGGGTTTAAGAGTCCCGTTTGCGCCATCTCTTGAATCGTTTGTAACTTTGCGGCCGGAGTGCTTGATAATAGCGAAGTCGGATAAATCTGCATAACATATTGGTCTTCTTCAAGGTCGATATCCTTCCACTTAATCCGCTCAATATACTTGTCCCCATGACTAATCACCTCGTAAGTATTGCCCTGCTCTTCAATGTCGCGGGCGATGTCAATCATTTGACGGGCCGCTGTCAAAAATAAGTTCTCGTATCCCTGAGCTACCAACATAAAGCGCTCAGATTGGATGTCGGAGAACTCCCGAATAGCTACCCCGGAATCTAAACCGGCGGGCTTTTTAGCCTGTGCCGCCATCTCGGAAATACCGGCAACCTCATAAGCGCGGCCAAACAACCGGTCTAGATGAGAGAATACCTCACCAGTGGTCGTTCTAGGCACATGGAAATCCGGCTTAGTCCCGGTGTACTCGATTACGCCCCAAACTTCGTTGTTGATATGGGCCTTAGAGATTTTAGAGCCCGTTTCGATGAATACCTTGGGAGTTGCCAGGTGCATTTGTTCCTGAATGCGGTTCAGGAGCTTATTTATCTCTACTTGGACACCTAGAAGCTGTTCGGCGAGCCCTTGGCCCCAAAAACCGAGTAAATTCTCGGTCCAACGGATAAAAACGAAAGGAAAGAAGTCTTTATCGTAGGGCTCATCTAGTAAAGTGCAATTATCTAAAGCAATACAATGCCTGCCATCAGGGGAACCCTTTTTACTAGCCAAATGCCAAGCTTCCACGCACTCGACTTGATTCGACGTAACACTTTCCCCAGAGTTGTTCGTTTCAGCCTTTGAAGCATTTAAAATCTCCTTTTCAAAGTCAGGATACGCCGCCAAGAGCACTTCACGCGATACAATCTTTCGCTGGAACATTTGCCGAGGTTTTCCATAAAAGCTTTCAGCGTCATCGCAAATTACCTCATTGGGAAACACGCGTTCAGAAATAATCCGCTCCCCGTCCTGATAAATCTTCATAACGCCCGTCCCAAAAACGGCGGCGTCTAAAAATACCTTGGGGGCAGTTGTATAGATATCGGTGGCGTAGAATTGCCCGTTTACAAACTTATCAAGCAGTTTTGCCTTACGCTTCAGGGACCAGTCACCGCCAGAAGTTAGGAAAGTAATCTTGGGCCGGTTCTTAGCAATCTTGCTCGTTACCGTCGTACACATTGAATGAACAATGTTTAGAGTAACGTCATCGGCTCTAGAGCCCGAGCGCCGAGAGTAATCGTGCGAATTCAAGCCACTGGCGTTAATATTCGAGAACAAGCGTAGCCAGTTTAGGTTATCCTTCGTGCGGTTGCTTTGGTCTTCGGCCAGTGTAGTGACCGCCGAAAAAACGTCGTCATGAATATCCTTGGTTTGTTCCCACCAGAATTCTTTGGGCTTGTACATTAGTTTTTGTCCTTATCGATGTAGTAATATGAGGTTTCGTCGGAGCCGGTGGAATTTAACTCGGGGTACACGTTCATAGGCCCCCGGTCTTGGAATTCAACTTCGATTCCATTATCAGTCATGACTAACCGTTTGACCCCGTTTTTACGCATAAACGTTACCATCTCTACGATTTGGTCATCTAGTGCCGTATATTTTCCCACCATAGGCTCCCTTCTCCATGCTCTAGTTTGTCGAGTAGTTGCTTTTCGTGCCGGTCGCTTAAGCGCTTATAGTATTCCTCAGAACCAACCTCGGGCTCTACTTCTCTTGGTACACTCGCATAGTGCCGAGACTCACGCCAAGCGTATAGTGCTGCATCCGCTAGGTGGTTTTCAAACCGGTCATCTTCTTTAGGCCGGTCTTCGTCCCACTGGAGTAACCGCCATTCGTCCAAAACGCTACAGCCTTCTAAGACTTTTATTCTACTTGCCGATAAGTCCGAGTTCATTAACTCAATGTAACTCAGCTTATTCCGTTTCTCCGCAGCTCGTATTGCCAAGCCGTGACGATAACGAAATTCTTCTACGATGCTTTTTCCTAAACCGCCTGTATCTGCAACCATTACGCGAAAGTCATATTCCCGGTCGTACTGCTTAATCTTCTCGGCAATATCAGAGGGTAGCATTTTGCTACTCTTGTAATCCTCCACGATGTAGAAATCTGGCAAGTCTTCACAAAAAGCCCCAATAATAAAGGCTGTAGCGTCTTCGTAACCTAAATCTACCCCGAGGATATAGTGCCAGTCATGGTCATCCCAAGGCAGAGTGTTTACAACATTCCGGTCTTCGTTGAACTGATAGACTAACGAGTCAAAGCTTCTAATCCACCGCCCACGCCACTCACGCAAGTAGATAGGGTTCTCGTCATTCCAGCCCTTTTGCTTCATCCGTCTATCAAGCCAATCCTTAGCATGGGGAATGTACGGGTTTTCGAGAATCGTCCAGTGGTGATTTGTATACCCAAAATCAGATTCCGTTGTCGCACGATAGAACAGGCCAGAGCATGCCGCCGAAGGTGTACCAATCATAGCCAGTGTCCCATTATGGTCCACTAGCGCCGGTTCAAGTACCTCTTCAACAAGGGAGTCCATATGGGCTCCAAAGCTGGCCGCTTCATCAAGAACAACAAGACGGTAAGTAGAACCCCGTAACTTATCGATGTCAGCTTCATCATTTGCCCCCGTTAAAATAATCTGAGCCCCATTCTGGAGCGTAGCCACCAACTCAGAGTTATTAAACTTAATCCCCAACATATATTTTCTATTCGCCCGCTTCATCTCCTGCCACATCAACCGCTTCGCACTACGCCTAGACAAACCGATATAAGCACTAAGGCTGTCAGGGTGCTTCGTCGCAGTTTCAATTAGGTAGTAACAGCAAGCATAAGTCTTACCTGAACGACGAGAACATAACGCTGTCTTAAAATGAGACGGGTCATCAATAAAGTTTCGCTGGTATTCAAATAGGTCCTCTTTCCAGCGAAAAGTTCTATCGGGCAATGACTCATCATCGACTTGGGGAGTTTCGCCAAACCGTTTGATATATTCGCGGATAACCGCTCTTGCGTCATGCTCTTTGGTCATTAGTTGGTTGATTCTGGCTCCGCCTTAGCCACGGTGGCAACCTTAGTCACAATAGGCGT